TTAAACCACCCACCGCTGATGCCGCCTAATAATCGCGCTCACCTCCGGCAGCAGCGGAAGCTGGCTCAAGGATAGGTAAGTGCCCCCGCTCGGCCACTCGCGCAGCAACCCCACTTTGTCGCGCTGCTGATACCACCCGGCGACCTCCTCCACCGCCGCCCACTCCAGGTCTGCCGGCAACGCCGTCTGCCCATCCACCGCCTCCGCACCCGGCAACACATAACCGCCGGTATAAGTCACCCGCGCCAGCGAAGGCACGCTCGCCGGCGGATGCGGCACCAACGGCACTGCCAGCGAGATAACACAATTGCCGCGGACCAAGTAGTCCACCGCCGTTTGTTCAACCCAACCTTTCGTGGCCGTGCTCCTGAGCTCAAACCGACCAACACTCTCGATCGGGTAACAAATCGCCGGGATTTCGATTTCGTCCGCGCAAAACTCCTGAGTGACGTCGACCGTTCGCGTCAGCGTCCGATTGCACTCGCGGTCAAACCTGGCGCTGATGGCCTCAATCGCGCGCGTGAGCGCCTCGTCAAACGTTGCGTCAGTCAGCGCGATGTTGAGGCGCTTCTTAACCGTGACCAGTTGAGATAGCATAAAAAACAGAAAGCCGCGGCTGAGGCGAAGAGTCCCGCCTCAGCCCTCGGCCGTCACCTTCTACGCCGCAGCCGTCATCAGCGCCCCCACCGCATCCGGCGCCGCGTAATCGAAGTCGATCTCCTCGATGAACCGCACCGCCAACTGGTCGTTGGCAAACCAGACATGCTCGGAAGTATCGATGCGCGGCGTCCCGTGCTCACCCATCCACCAAAAGGACATCGCGCCAAACACCGCCAGAGGCGCATTCAACGCCACGGCCGTCCCATACGGCGTCAGGACATCCGTCCAGACGATAGGATAGCCATCGAGAATTGCCGACCCGTCAGGCAGCCGCTGATAAACGTTGGGTTCAGCCGGGCTCCGGAACGATGGCAGGCGCGTCTCCCAAGTACTGTCCAGGTAGTAGGCCGACAGTCGGCCATTGAGGGCGGCCTTGTTGACGGCTGTGCGCAGGGAGCGGAAGTCGTCCAAGGTCGCATCGCTGGGCTTGGTCTTGCCAGCCGCCATGACTTTGTTGCAATTGTTATCCTTCCCCGTCTCCACCACCCCTTTCACCGTCTCATAAGTCCCGGACCCGTTGGCCAGAAAGCCCCAAGTATCCTCCGCACGCGCGAACTCGATGGCGCCGTAACGCGCTAGAAATTGCCCCATCGCCACGATGCTCTGCTCGTCGATTTCGCGAGGTAGCCGCACAACGCCGCCAATCTTATGCGACTCGAGCGACGCAAAACTGACAGTGGGCGACTTCTCCGGGAAAGCTGCCGACATCGCAATCGACCCAAACGCCGGCCGTGTGCCCATCCGCGCCGGCCTGGCCGTGCCCATGCCAATCGGATAAGGCGCCATGCAGCGGCGCACCACACCGAACTCCGAGATGAGCTCCCGAATCTCGCCCCCATACTGCGTCGGCAAGTTGATATCGGTCGTCGTCAGAGCCGCCCTGGTCGAAAGCCCCAGGTTGTCGCGCGCGAACGTCACCAGCGCATCCCGCTGAGCAGGCACCGAGCAAAGCGCATCCAGCTTATCGCTCCGCTCGCAGTGAACGATGAACGAACTCGCCATGTGACGCGCGCACCCTTCGCTGACCTGGCCGGCCCGCCGCGGCGCCGAACCCGGCGGCCTCGACAGCAATTGTCGCCGCACCTCCCTAAGGTCCGTCGCCAACCGGTCGCTTCCCTCGCGCAACGCCTTCACCTCCGCAGGCAGCGCGCTCACACCAGCCCAGCCGCCTTTGATTTCAGTTAAGAGATTCTGAATCTCTGCAGTTTGTTCACTCATACTTATTTTTGGCTTCCTTCTGACCGGCCGCACGCGAGCCGGTCCGGTTGATTGCGCCTATGCCTTCCGCATAACGCGCCCGAACTCGCGTGCTAAATCGATCCACGGATTGGGTTGCGGGTCCGCCTCCAACGCGCGCAGGACCTCGAGCGTCTCCTGAACGTCCGACTTGGCGATCGCCCCTGACTTCAGCCCCAGCGCCAGCGCATCCGGATTCGCCGGAATTGCCACCGCCGACACCTCGAGCAATTCCTGCTCGAGGTACCGCCGCCGCGGACCATTGGTCCCATCAGTCCCAGTGGTCCCATTGGTCCTATTCCCATCCTCCCACCGCAGCGGAATAAACCCCACCGACACCGCATTCAAAAACCCGCCCTTGTAAAGCCCATAACCAATCCGCGCCACCGGGTTGACCTCCGTCGCAAACTGGATCCGCTGGCATAGCGCCTGGCGCTCTCCCACCGCCCGCACCTCCGTCACCAGCGCCTTGCCCAGCGTAAACAGAATGTCCCCATAATTGTGCGCGTTCTGAAAAACAGGGTTCCTGCGGTACGACTCCAATCGCCAGCCGGCCGGCTCGATAATTTCATGATAGCGGTCGACCGTGGCCGTGCTGGCGATGAAATCCAGCACCGCGGAGGAACCCAAAGACACCCCGACCTCACCCTCGCCCGGAGCTGTGGGGATAGGCTCGCGGATTTCAACCTGCAACAACGTCCGTAGGCCTGGTCGGTTGTCGTGCAGTGGAATGAGGTCGGGGATAGTGTTCATAAATGATTTCCGTTTGTGGTCAGCGCCGTGGCCAGCCTGGTAAAAGCGTCCAGCCGAGCCTTCGGCTGATTCCCACCCCCTGACGGAGTCGGGTTTTGACCACCAGGTGCGGGATTTGGCGCATCAGCGGGCTGCATCGCGCTTGGGATGTGGCCCTGGTCTCCCCAAGGCAACGGCTTGAACCCCAAATCAAACGCCCGGTTCAATTCGTTGAACGGAATCCCCATGTCAAAACCAGTCCGGGCGGCCGCAAGCCGGTCACGCCGTGCCGCTGACAACACAGGATGCTCCTCCGGGTCAAACCACCCGTCCGCGTTCGGGTCGATGGATTTCACCGTGACATCGTCCTCCGCCTCCAGCCGCCGGCAAAGCGGCACCACACGGTTCTCGATAAAGTTCAACCGCGCCCCCGACATCACGTCATACTTCGCCGCGTTGGTAGTCGTGATGATTTCCTCCGGCACGCCGAAGGCCGCGCAAATCTCCGTGCACGAAAATTTCCGATTCGCCAGGAACTGGACATCACTGCTTGCAAGCTTAGGCGTCACCACCTCAGCTCCGCCCCAAAGCAACACCGGCCTGTCGGCCGTGCCCGCGTGCCGCTTGCGCTCGCGAAGCGCAGCCAGGAGTTGCTCACGCTGCTCCGGGTCCAGCTGCTCGCTAGTCCGGAGGACCGTGCCCGCCTCGCCATTGTTCTCCATGATGCCTTTCATGAACAGCGACGCCGCGTAATCAGTTCCGGCCGCTGTGGCCGCGACCGCTAGCGGTGGCATCCCGCGCCAAAAATGAAAAGGATTCGGCAACTTCTCATGCCACACCTCCTCCGGCAGAAAGACCTGGCTGGACAGCGGACTATTGCGGGCATAGTCGATATACCGCCAGCCCATCAGCCGATTGTCCTCAACGATATGCTGGAACCGCGCCGGGTCGAGAATCAGCACCGACCGCAGCTGTCCCGGTAGGGCGGGCACTCCGTGCACGCCACGCTCGTCGTAAATCGGCACCCGGAAGCACTCGCCCCGCAGCATCAGCCAAATAACTCGCAGCTCCCAGTACTGGAACCGATTGATATGCGGATGCGGCCGATTGTAGAAATCGACCAGCGGCCCCGTAGTAATGAGCTGCTCGCCCTCTGAGCTCGTGGTTGAAAAGCGAAATGGGATATTCGAAACCTGCTCCGCCAGTGCATTGATGGCGCGATACACCCAAACCACCTGCTGGTAAGCATTCGACAGCACTGTTCCCGTACGCACCTCATCCGGCCAAAGCGCTGCCGACAACGGATACTGAGTCGCGTCCCTGGTCTCTACTGGTCGTGCGTCTCGATGAACCGAAATATCGAAGCCAAAGATTTTCATTTATCAGCTATTTGCCATCGGTGATTTCCCGTGAATGAGCGCGCGCTCCTGCGCCACCGTCCGTCCATCCGGCAGCACCTCGCCTCGCTTTAGCCGTTCGAGCATGGTGTCACGGCTAATCGCACCACTGCGCCAGGCCGCAACGACCGCAGTGATTTCCTCCCCAGACATCGCGCGTGCGCCCAGGTCCGTGTTCATCGCGAAACTCACCTGGCCGGTCAGCGAATCCAGGTCCCCGCCCTGCATCCACCATTGCGCCACCTGCAGCACACGCGACAAAGACTGATTCAAGCTCGCCACAATTGCGCCCAAACCACACAAGTCGCCGTTACCGCCTGTCGAGGCCGCCAGGCCATTGACCCCCACGCTAGTGGGCTCGAGCATGCGCGCCCCGAGCAATGCCATCCTGCGCTCCACCTTTTCAATCGCCCGTTCCAGATGCGCCAGCCCTGCGCCTGAGAACTCCAGGAATCCAGCCGAAGCGCCAGGCACTTCAGAAACCCACGCCGCACTGGAACCAATGCGCAGCGGCGCTGCCTTGTCGAATCCACTCACCCATGCCGTAGGCAAAGCCGCAAAGTGCAGCCCATGCTTGTAGTCAGCATCGAGCCGGTAATGGTCCAGATTCGCAGCGATGATGTCCGCCAACGGCAGCTTGCCAGCCTCAGGGAGTGAGCCCTTCGGGCTATGGAAGACAAATGGAATGAAAGGTAGCGGGACACTGTCGCGCCTCAGGATGCCAACGCCCTCGACCGACCACTCCCCATCGGCCTGCGCCCAGACCTCCTGAACACATTCCGAACCCTCCACACGCAACTCACGCCTGCGAACTCCATCCCTCAGAACCAGCTGAGTCAGCACTGCACGTTGGCCGATTCGCTCGACCGTCCAGTTGAGAATGTCCTCCGCCTGCCAAAGCGAAACAGAAGGCCGACTCGAACTTGAATCCTGCAGCACCAGCGAGCCCGCACGCCCAAGCGACAACACCTCACTCACCACGCGCCGCGCGTACTGCACGAACTCAGTGCTCCAGCAATCGCAATCACTAAGGAACAGCTTAAGCGACTCAACGACAAGCAGGCTGGTCACCGGCGCCCGACGAAAGATAAGGTCCAAATACTCCTCGAGTGTTCGCGCCGTCGCCCCAAAAAACGAAGCCCGCGCCCTATACGCTGAATACTCCTCCTCCGACTGCGAATCCAACCGCGGCAGATACTTCTCACCCGCCACCTTTACAGCATCCTCACCCGCCAACACATCCCGCGCCCGCGCCCACTGCGGCGCGCTCGCGTCATAATCCCGATGAGTCCAACCTACGGCCATCGCCGCAACGATAGCACGACTTTTTTACACAACTCCTTGCATTAGAAACCTAACACGCGCCATCGCGCACCTACATAACCTTAACGCGCGGCAACACGCACAAAAAATTCAAGATTCCTGTTGACGTGTCACCGATGGGCGTGAGCTGTTAGCCACAAAACTTCACCGCTGCCGGTGACCAGACCATCGGTGAAAGCCTCACGTTTCACAAATTTTTTCCCAAACTCTTGATCGCCTCCGGAATGCTCTTTTGTAAATGCTCCATATAGCCTCTGCTAACGACTACAAGGCTTTGGATTGTTGGGATGTATTGCTTGTCTACCGGCCCACGTCCAATAGCCCGGAGGTCACCAGAATTCTTGTTAACAACATCGATCTTTCGATACTCTTCGGACAGCATTTTAAGTGATCCTTGGTCGAGGAGGAACAACTTCCCAGAGAAAATCGCCGTATCGAAGGCAGCTCGTTCTAACTTGATATCAGGAACGACTGCAAGATATCCGGCCCCTTCTATTTTGGCCTCATTCAACCTACCTTCGAGTTTAGCATATTCTCTTTCTTGGTTGTGCAACCCCTCGATTCGTTCCAGGTTGAGTTCCAGTTCATGCTGAATCGTGTTTAAGACCTTCCCTCTGTCGTCTCGTTCTTGCGCTTGGGCCTTGTGCTTATCATAAAAATACGTCAACCCGATGGCCAAGAACGCCCCAGAAAAGGTAGTGGCAAAGTTAACAAGAATCTCCTCGGTGCTCATAAAGTATGCCTTTCGTTACTAAGGTCCGACTCGATGAGGAATGGGGAAGCATCCCGCCGTGAGGCCTGGCACCCTAAAACAAAACCACGCGCGATAGTCATCCACTCGCGAGTGGGCGACCTGCAACTGTGCAACCCACAGCCCCTGGAACTCATCCTCCAGCGACTTAATCATCTCGTCGACATCTCGCGGCATGGCTAACTACGCCGGACTGTGATTATGCTACGGGCTTGTATATTAGACCACAAACTGCCAGCCGCGTTCGACACCTCATTCCGCGCCACGACCCGCAAAACCAACACCCCACCCCACCGACCACCTCTCACTTCGCACCCTCGATACTCCCCAGCGACTCCAACGTCCGCTCCGCACCCAGCGCGCCAGCCCCGCAACAAAAGTTAGTGGTGTGTTAATGGACGCGGTGCTGTCACGCTGGCTGCTTCCGCTCCTTCCAATTCGAACGCCCCTCGCTTCGCCAATTCGAACGCCCGTTTCCGCGTCCTGGCTTTTGCGCATCTTCCTACGCCATGGCCGCTCCGGCGCTTGCGGCCCTTCGGGTGCGCACCATAGGCTAACGCCTCGGTGCGCAGGCTCCGCTAACACCCCCCTCCCCCCAATTTTCAGTGCTTCGCAACAGGTAGAACTTTGCGCTAACGCGCGGGGGGCGGGGGGCACGCTCCGCCCCGCTCTGCGCGCCTACGCGCCCCCCTCCCCCAATTTTTCGCGCCGACGACAATATCAGCTCGCTCCGCTCGAAGAGCCTGGATAGAACGCTCCGCTATCGCTCCGCTACGTCGCGCCGACGCGCGCCCAGCAACAGCCCATCGAGCCGCCAGTGCTTCCGGCGCACACAGCGCGCGCCTCCAACACCGGCGGACAACGCGCCCGGTGGCCGTGCGCCAGCACCTTAACAGCCCGGCAAGCGTCGCGCCTTTCACTCGGCCGTCGCTACCAGCCCCGCTCGCTAGGCCGTGCCGGGGCACCGTGAAAGTCGCGACCCTTGCCGGAGGGAAACGCTGACTTGCTGGCTCTGCCTCCACTTCACGTCGCTCCGCTGCGCAGCTGCCAGCGAAAAGAAAACAGCCGCTGGCCACTGCTCCGCTCCACGCCGTTCCGTTTCAGCAAACCAGCAAGACAGCGAGAAGCAAGACCGGCGCGAGAGCCACCAGCTTTTGCTCCAGCTCCGGTCACAGCATAGAAATGGTCGGGACCTCCGCCTCCGCAAAACTGGTGGCACTCGCGCCTAAACAGCTGATCAGCCAGGCCCATGGCATAAAGAGGCCTCCGCGCACCCCGACACCCTTGCTGCTCCGGCCTCCTTATGCCATGCGCCTGGACAGGAATTAGACCCGCGCGCACAAATTAACTTCGCTCCGTTCGGGACTGTCATGAAGGAGTGCTTCCGGCTTCCAGACACAACGGGTGTTATATTCAACTCCGCAGGGACCGCACCGGCACCCGCTCGCAGGACCCCCGGTGCTGGCGGAGTCGAATATAACACCCGTTGTGTCCAGAAGCCTGTCGGGCCTGTCACGCTCACTGCGATGTGGCCGGCTGCCCTGACCCTGCGCCCCCGCCGTCCGCGCAGTGCCCGCGCCAGGCCCGACCGCATCCTTCACGCCAGCCCCTTCACTCCGCTGCTGTTATGTTTGATTAGGCGCGCGGGAAAAAGGGAAAAAGCAACAGCCACGGCTCGCGTTGCTCGCCACAACCGTGGCCTCGGCACACCTCCTGCTCAGCATAAATCGGATGCCAGAGTCTGCTGACTCCGACACCCAAAATGGGACACCAGTGCTCAATTAAACGAATCGCCTGCACATAAACAGTTACACAGATCGTTATGAACACCTTTTTCCCCGAGACGCTGACACGACTACAGTACCTGACCCGCGTCCTGATATGGTGTGTCACTTTTGGTGTTGTCTGTGCACTGCTCTTCCCGCTGGTCAAAGGCACTCCGTATCACGCACTGTTTACTTGGGTCTTCACGGTTCCCATGTTTATCATGAGATTTCCGTGTCTGGATATCCCAAGATGTCGGGACATCGGTTGGTCCCCGTGGCGTCTTTTGCTGCTTTTGGTTCCGATTGCGAATTTATTCATAGTGCTGTCCTTGTTTCTTTGGCCGAAACAAAGAGATTGAGCTGGCCCTCCGCCTCACACCCCCCTCAACTTCCTCTGCGTCACCGCGCGCCCCTTCGTCGCCACCAAATACCTCAAACAATCCGCCGCATCATCCCCGCCAACTCCATCCTCATCACAATCCACCTTCAACACATCCTCCGGCCGATGCGGATCATGCTGCATCGACGGCAACGTCTCCACCAACCGCCCACACCGCTGATGAATGAACAAACTAGGCACAATTTTCGCCTCACCATCACCCAACCGCTGTAAAATCTCCGCCCAACCGTTAATCCGGTCCGTATTCGCCGGTCGCAGCTTGATTCCTTCCCGCTGATACTGCTGCGCTATCGTCGTCCCATCCGACTGTCGGCTAAACACATCCGCTCCCGCCACAAATCGCCGCAACTGCTCAACCGCCAGGCCATGCCGCCCCAGCATCGCCTTGACCCCAGCGGCGTGCCGCTGCGGCAGCCACAACCGCTCGGCGTGCTCATCAACCACGAACATATTCCCATCGCCATCCGTGCATCCCAAGAGCACCACAGTGTAGTGCGCAAACCCATAATCCAACGCCGCAAACCACTCACGCGCCCTGGTCTCATCAAAATCGGCCACGACGTGAACGTCGCGCCGAACCGTCGTGAAGAACTGCCCCGCCGCCAGGTCCCAGTCACCATCCAGCCACGCCCGACGCTGCCAACCGCTCAGGCCTTCCAGCACGCGTTGATATTCCGGATTGTTGAACGCGTTGTCACTTACCCGCGCCGGCACAAACCGCGTCTCTGCTTCCCTCCGCTCCAAAAACGGCAGGACGAACCTCGTTCGATACCACGCGTGCCCAATCCCGCCGGGATTGGTTGTTGAGTAAATGCGGGGGCGCCAGTTCGGTTTGCTGGTGCGGCAGCAAGTCGTGATGTCCAGATGCTTCCGACTCGAGAGCGTCGTCGCCTCCTCAATCCCAATCACGTCGTACTCCAAACCCAGGTAAGCATCGATATCCTTCTCCGCCTGAAAATGCCCTGCGATAATCCGTGACCCATTGCCAAACGTGAGCACACCGCGGTACCCCGAAAACTCATGCACCAAGCCGGTAAACAACCGCCGACGCAAATCCTCGAAGTGCTCCATGTTCGCTTTGCCAACCTTCCGAAGCAGCAGGCACTTCAACCCCGGCACCCGCTGACAATCATCCGCTCCCATCTGCGCCAGCAACCAGTGCGACTTCCCACCGCCACGCGCCCCGCCGTAACCAACCGCCGTCGGCCCATCCACCTGGTCACACAACCTCGCCGCCGCTGAGGCTGCAAGCTGGCGCTGCTGTAAGATGACGCCGGCGCGAACGAAGTTGTCCATCTGCCCTGCCGGGCAACCGGCCCCTCGCCCCACCGAGATGTACCGCTCAAGCTCAGTCACGCTGCACCTCCCGCCGGCAGAGCCGGCTTCACCGGCTCAGCTTGAACATCCACCACTTCTCCGGGCAACGGCTGGCCATAGATTTTCTTCAATGCCGCCTCTATCTCGACACGAATCGGTCCGCCATCCGCTCCAGTCACCTCCACCCGGTGGCCGACCGCCAGGTCTATCGGCTTCTCGCAAGCGCTGTGCCCCAGCTTGCTCGCCAGCTCCAGCAGCCGCGCGTAACCATCCAGGTTTCCGCACCGCCCCTCTTTCGCCATCCACCTCCTGCGCACCTCAGCCGCAAACTCCACCAGGTTCTTTCGCTCCTGCCACTCTGCTTCGCGGAGCTCCTGATACCGCTTCGCCCAGTCCACGCCTTTGGCCCGCGTGATAGCCTCCGCCGCTTCCCGTTCCACCAAGGCCATGTGCGCCGAATACGCCGCAATCCTGGCCGGCCACTCGAACCGCCGACACCACTTCTCCATCATCGTCTTGCTCTTCCCCAGCTTCCGACCCGCCGCCGCCAGCGAGCGCTCCGCTCCCATGCTCAAATAAACACTGAACGCCGCGAACGCCTTCTCGCTTTCCTTCGGTTGTTGCTCAAACGCTAACGCCATACTTTTTCCTTCTGTTGCCTTAACGGCAGTGAGGGAAGCCACCCGACCCCAAGGAGGGTGGTCTTCCCCGCTGCCTATGTTTGTTCACCGCTGCATATTCATTTAAGGCATGTTGCAGTCCTGCAGTTCACTGCCTTGCGACCCAGTAAAGCCCGCCTCCCGACCCGATTAATCCCTTCTCAACCAGTCGCTTAAGATAGGTCGCCGTCGTGCGCGGGCTCATGCTCAAGGTGCTTTTGGCCTCATTGACGATATTCGTGAACGTTTTGCCCTCGTCCGTCAGCATGGCATCCACAAACTCCTTATCAGTGCACACCTTGTTTTTGGACTGGGGACGTCGCAATGCATCCGGGTTCAGGTCCTTGGCGACTAACATGCGGGGATAATCCCACCGCACCACAAAATCATCCATCGCCGGGAGATTCCTTAGGATGGTGCTGACCGTGAAACACTCAGGCTCCTCATGCGGTGTCAGTACCAGAATACTGTCAGGGTCACGGGCCCAGGCACCGGCCCCGCTCATCCGGTCAATCGCGTTCTTGGCCGAACTATCACCCTTGGCAAAGTGGTGTGCCACCACCACCGCCGCTCCCGATGCCTGTGCCAGGGCCTCGAACTCATTCATCAAGCTGGCAATTTCGCCATTGGCGTTCTCGTCACGGTCGCCGAGTAACTTGTAAGCCGGGTCGAGAATAATCAGCCCGAACTGATGCTTGGCAAGCTGCTCCTCCAACTTCGGCCGCAGCAAAGCCAGGTCCGCATTTCGCCCTCGCAAATTCCACAGCGCTAAAGTGTCCCCGATGCCCTTGCACTCCGGCCTGGCGGACGCCAGCGCGTTGATGCGCTGCCCGATGGCCCACCGGTGCAACTCGAAATTGATGTAAACCACCGGCATCTTCACACAGCGCCGTCCCCACCACTTCTCACCGCTGGCCACACTGATGGCCAGGTCAAGCAGGCACCACGACTTGTTACTCTTGCTGGTGCCGCCGAGAATCATTTTGCACCCGCGATGCAGAACACCCTCCACGATTTGTGGCGGCGGATCCGGTACGCTCACCACGAACTCGCGCAACAACTCAATCTCCGGCAGCGGCGGTGGCACCACACCCAAGTCAACCGCGATGTCCACCTGCTCACCTGGGCTATACGTTTTGATTTCCATTTTGTTCGTGGCCGACTGCTTGATGGCCCTCCGCTTGGTGGCCGACTGCTAAGTCCGCAGCCAAATCAGACGTTGCAAGCGTCCCTCGCGGAATGCCCCAGGCACCCGCACCGGCTGCGAATACGTAAACACCTTTGGGTCACATCCGAACACCACCAGCGCCGCCTTCAGCCGCTCCTCGACAATCCGGCTTCGAGGCGCGTCAAACCACCCGTGCAGACTCTTACCAGCGGTGCCGACGATGGCGTGCAAACTGAAATGCAACCGCCGGTTCAGGTAACCGAAGATCGCACCGACCTCATCCCTGGCCAAAGTGTCCGACTCAATCACCATGAATCGATGCCCCCCCAGGTTCTCGTTGCTACGGCTGTGGCATCCGGGCCTAAAAGAGGACCCGCAAGTAAAATTCCCCATCACAGGTCCAATCTGGTACCACTCCGCCACCGACCGAAAATGTGTCTGATGCTCCGGACGCCCCGAGCTGTAAACATCCCCAATCCAAACCGTGGAGCACGCCGGCCACAACTTCAGCCAGGTCCGGAACTGGTCCTCCGGATCTCGCTCCGCCACAAGCAACGGCGACTCCTCCAAAATCTGCGACATAGGCCATCGAAAAAAATCAAACAACTCCGGCCGGAAACGCTCCGCCGCTGCGCGGAGCGATTCCAAAACCAACTGCTCCCCGGCTTCGCGGCCTTCGGCCTGCGCGCGGCCTCTTACCACTTCGCGCGGTAAGACAACGCCGCCAGCCTGCATCACGTCGCCGCTCCGCAACGTCTGCCCGGTCGGCAACCGCAACTCCCACGGCGAAGCGCCCAATTCCCGGCGCAATCTCCGGTTCGCCTCAGCTACCGCCGCGAAGCACGATGCATGAAAACAAAAAATGGTTGGTGCTCCGTCCACGTTCACCCGGCAATCCTTCTTTCCATTGTGGCTGGTATGGAACGCCTCACCCGGGCACCTGCAAAAGCCGCTGACCTCGCTTTGCCAATCAATGGCACCAAGCAGCAATTCTGCAGTTCGACGCGGGTCCTGCATCTCATCTAAAACGGCTCCTCAGCAAAGGGTGCCGTCAACACCAACTCCGGCTTATCGTCGCCCTTTCGCGCGTTACACTTGCTGCACAGCACCTGTAGGTTGCCTTCTCGAAACTGGCGCCGATAAAAACACATCCGCTGCGACGCATCGCCCCGATGGTGCCGGTGTCCTCTTGGCGAAATGCAATCGAACTCCAGATTCACATCCGTCCCACAGTGCGCGCACACATTCCCCAGCAGCGCCATTAGCTCCTGCCGCTTGCGCCTCGCCCACTCTTTTTCAGCTCGCCCCATTCAGAACAACTCCGGCTGGCAGTACCGTTTCGCCGCGCGGATAAAATCCCCCGGCCTCTTCAAAACCTCCGCCGCCACATGCGGCGGCAGGAAAACCAAACTTCTTGCCCCGTAGCGCGCCTCGATAAACCGCAGTATCTGCTCCTCCGTCACCACATCACCTCCCACCAACCGCTCAATCCGCTGCACCTTGGCCGCCGAAATCCGCTCCTTTGAGATTTCAAATTTCAAATCTCCAATCTGGACGCCTACGCCACCAGCACCGGCGCTGATGGCCCACCGCCAAGTGTCCGCCAGGACCGCGGGTCGTAATTCTTCTCGTTGCGCCAAATCACCAGCGCCGCCTCGAACGACTCCAAACCCGCTCGGAGTTCTTCCTCGCTCCAGAGATGCTCCACCGGAGCCTTCGGCTCCGTGGAGTTCGCAATAACGCTCAAGCACGCCGTCGGCCTCCCGATGGCACGTCGATACGCCGCCAACTGCAGGCACCACGAGCTGTAAGCCCTCGCCGTCTTGCCCTCCTTCACACCCTGCGTTTTATAATCCACCAGCGTCAGCCCATACGCCTGGTGCTCGACTAACAAGTCCGCCGTGCCGGCGTAACCAAACTCCAGATTCACCAGCACCCGCTCAGTCCACACGACGCGAATGCAGTTCGCCTGAAACCAATCCCGGTGTAGATTCAACCACGCTGCATACGGCCCGGCCTGGTCCACCTCCAAAGACTTCGCGACGAGTTCGGCGCCGGCGTGAAACGCCGACCCGAACTCCGCCGCGCCTTTGACCTGGCTCTGCGCGTCCTCAACCACGCGCTTAGCGAACACCCCCAGGTCCTCGCCAGGGTTGCGCGGCAGCGTCAGCGCGGCCAGGACCGCCTGCGTCATCTTCCACTCCACCAACTCCGGCTTGTTGATGACGCCGAGCACGTTCGTCACACTTGGCAGCAGCCCCAGCTTGCGCGCGTCCCGTAACGTCGTTGGTTGTAGTTCACCTTTTGCCGACGGGACGGAGTGCAACGGCTCCCCATCCCGCCTGTACCAGTGTGCATTCTCCGGACTGAACAACTTCACAAGTCGGACCCTCCATTCTGCACTCTGCACTCCGCATTCCGCACTTCCCCAGGCCAGTGCGCGTTTTCAGGGCTGAACAACTTCATGCCGCGCGCCTCAACTTTCCTGCTGTTGAGCACACCGCGCCCACTGCCCCAGGCGCCCTGCGCCACACCGCGACTCCCGGCGGGTCCTTCACAAGGACGTGATCAACGTTCGCTCGCTTCATATCGGCCAGGACCCTATCCAGCATCCACTGCTCCTTCGGCAAATAGTACCTGCTTGTCAGCGCCCGATACCCGGCCGCCTCCGCCTCCCTCTTGCCCATCGCGATCACAGCCCAACCTCCCCGGGCCGACGCCCCGCCCGGTCGCCGCCGACACTCACCTGCAATCGGAACAACCCGCTCGGCGTCTCCGGCCAAACACCCCAGTTCATTCCGGCATCCGCCCACTCCGCGTCATTCGCCGCCGACTTCCACTGCAGCGACAACACGATCGGCGGCCTCATACCCGTCGGCGGCGACGGCGGCTGCGCCGGCCTGAAACTCACTTCCTGCGAGAAGTCACTCTCCAACCCATCCGCCACCGCCGTGGCCGCAAAGAAATAAGTCACCCCCCGCGCCGGCAAAACCACCGTCGCGTAGTTCGTCGCGCCAACTGCAACCTTGTTCGTGTAAGCCCCGGAACCCACGCCGTAGTACAAGTTGTAAGTCATCCCGGGCACCAGGTCCCAGGTCAGCTGCACCACCGGCGGTGGATTACTGGGCACCAGATAACCGGTCGCCGCATGTGCCGGCGCCGCGAGTAAAACTCCAAACAGAAAACTTCTGAGAACTCTCATGGAATTATGTCGTCAGGGTCGTGTTGGAAATCGCCAGGCCTAGAACCCGACCTCCGGGTCGAACGGCTCTGCCGGCCTGACCGGCCCTGTGGACTGCGGCGCGGCCGCGCCGCTTTTGGGCTGCGACTGGGCCCCCCTATTCGTCCCATCCGTCCCCTGCGTCCTATTCTGCGGAGCCGTCGCATTCGCGGCGCCAGCCACGCCGCTGGCTGCCTGCTCCTTTGCTTTCCATTCCGCCACGCGCTGCCGTGCCGCCACCGGGTCATACCCACCCGACGCAACCAGCCTCTTGGTCGCCTTCGACACCGCGTCAATCGACGCGTAAGTCCGCCCGACCATGTTCTGCTGATGCGAGATCACCAACGTGCAATTCGCCCCGATGAGCTTGGCCAGGTCGATACTCTCCCCCGGCACCACCGGGCGCCCCCGCCACTTGCTTAGAAACTCCGCCAGCCTGGCCTTCGGATGCAGACTCGCTGTGAAAGTCTTGGTGATGATGCAATTCTTTCCCTCCTCGTTTTTCTGCTCCGTCTCAAAAAACAGCCGCACCTTGTTCACCAGGCGCTTCTGCCCCTGGAACTCCGTTTCAACCAACCCCAGGTCGATCACATCCACACAGACCGCCGGATGAATCCCTTCCACATGCGGTTTAAAATCCCCGCCCGGTTTCGATTCAAGAACTAGACTCATAGTTTTGTTTCCCGTCTGATTTGTTGTTTTTTGTTTTTGCGATCGGACCCACTCGGGTCCGCTCAAATCTCAAAATCTCTTGGCGCGTTATCCTGGCAGTCCGCCAGGACCGGCAACGTGCCGCGGAGAAATTGGAAAAATGTTTCTGCCTCCATCGTCACCAACCACGCCCTGAACCTCCGCCGATGCGCCACAATCGCAACTTTGGTCACTCCGCACTCCGCACTCCGAAATCCGCAATCCCTGCGCGCCTGCTCCATCGCCCCCTCGATGTTCAGCCGCTCCACCGCCTTGACCTCGAAATGAATCCAGCGCAACGAATCACAAACCACATCAGGAGAATCTGCCGAACCGCTGAACTGCTGCCCCCGCCGCGCGGCATAACCCTGCGCCCGCAACTCATCCCGCCACTGGCGTTCTCCTCGCTTGCCCTTTTCCCTGGAGTTCATCTTTGCGTTCTTTGCGCCTCTGCGTGAACTGCCTCAGACCTTCCACGCGCCCAGGTCCACCTTGCAGTTGCGCTCGAGCACCGCTTGCACCTCCGACCACCGGAACATCACGCGCTTGGAGACCTTGTAGTACGGCAGAATGCCGCGCTGCATCCACGCTTCCAGCGTGCGCACCCCGCAACTCAGCCGCCGCGCCGTCTCCGCCTTATTGATGAACGGCTCCGCCGTCCCGCCATCGTGGTCGCCCGCCAGGTGGCCGTCCGCTAGGACCGATTCCTTCGTCATTGCGTTCCTTCCATAGCCGCGAACCATTCGCCGCTACGTAGGTGTGGAAAATTGCGGAATCAGGGCAAAAAAAGAGGCGGCAGCACACGCTACTCCCTCACCTGGAACCAATTGCAACTATTTTAGAAGTTGCGGAAAAAATTGCGGCCGCAACCGCTTGAGCAGATTATTGCGGAATGCGCCTCTTTATCTGCCACGCATCTGAGGACAAGGCCGATTTTGTGCGACCCCTCGCGCAAGCTCTGGGGAAACACTACGAGGTCTGGTTTGACGAAAACCGAGATTTCCTGACCCTGGGCGACAGCCTGCTGCAGAAAATAGACGAGGGCTTGGCCTCGTGCGATTTTGGCGTTGTAGTTCTCAGCAAGGCGTTCTTTGGGAAGAAGTGGACCAGGGCTGAACTCGATGGTCTTTTTGCCCGCGAAGGACCAGCCCGAAAGATTATTCTGCCGGTCTGGAAGGACGTTTCGGAAGAAGAGGTCAAAGCGTTTTCACCAATACTGGCGGGCAGACTCGGCGTGCCCACTTCCCAGGGAGTAGAAAAAGTCGTCGAGGAAATACGGTTCGCCGTGCAGGCGTCTGAAAAACAGCGAGAACTAACGAAGTTGGAAGCTGCCCTTGAAGCTTACAAAACACTCGACCAAACCTTATCTGAGAAACACGAAAGCCAGAAGCTGCTAGACTCATTGGATGGCGTGCACCTTCTTCGCCAGGCCTTTCAGTCCATCCACCAAATCTTCAAAAGTCTCGAGGCTCAAACCCAAAGCGTAAAATTCCTAAAGCTTTACGTCCAAACGCAACAGATTCAGCCGCACGAGCCAGAGGTTACTGTGAGGGCCGCGTATGGACTGGCGTGGGGGATCCAAATAACTACGATGCACTCACATTCCGCCCGGGAAGCCGTGCTTCTCACCACTCTCTTTCACGATCAACCGCAACGGTTTGGAGGTCGAACGCCGGCAACACAACTAATCGATCTCAAGTTCCGCCCTTCCTTTCGTGCAGATAAGAAGGTCATTTGGTCTGAGGGGCCCCGGGCTAAGATTTACGGAAACGAAGAATTAGTCGGGTACCTAATTGGGCTGCTTCAAAAGCAAATTGAAAAGCGAAGCGCCGCCGCCTGAAACACCGCCCGAGCTATCGCTCATTACCCCACCTCCTCTTTAATCATCTCCACCAGCTCATTACGCACACTTGGCCAGTTCTTCGTATTCTGAGCCTCCAGGGTCTCCATAACCTGTCTTAAAATCGCGGGATAATCCCGCGCGTCAGCCGTGCTGATACTCTCCAGCACCGCTCCAACCGTCACCGGGTTTTCGGCTTCATCATTCGGCTCGCCCGACTGAACAGAATCCTCCAGCCGCACCTTTATTCGCCGTCCCGTGCGCTTCCGCCAGCCAACTAGCCGGGCCATTCGCTGGTACTCCAGACCCCGCGAACTCCACCTCCCCACGCGATCATAAAAAGTTCTCACCGGCACCTTCAAAACCTCCGCCGCAACCTTCCGGTTCCCCAGTGCCATGATCGCCGCAAATGCCCTGAAATCCTCCGACTCGACCCGAAGCGCAAATTTGAAGAACCCATCGGTTTGCAACTGCTGCAACCCCGAATTCTCCTTTAACAGTTTGAAATTCCCGCTGGCCACCGCATCCAACCTGCCCTCAAACCGATTCATCGCCGCCTCCACCCTTTTAACAACGGCGCTTGCCGCGCCACAGCAGCGCGAAGGCAGTCCCGCCAGTACGGCACAAACCCCGAGAGACGAAGGTGGGCTCGTCGCCCCGGAGCCATGGGGCGAAGGCGGAACCCCGGGCGAACACGGGCCGTCAGGCCCGGATGGCCGCCCCCCAGGACCCTTAGCGTAGCCCGGTGGTTTTGCCGCAACTCCACAATCGATCCCGTCAAACTCATTCCCATCGCCGACAGCTATCCCAACGCCGGCCAACAGCAGCAAAGTCGCCACGTACTTCAACCCCGCGCAAATCATTCTCCTTGTCAGTCCATTGATGCCCGACGCTGCGTCTCCATCCAAAAACCGTTGAATCACCGCCCTCTCCTGAGGCGTCACCATGTCCGGCGACGCCACATCCCCACAAAACTCGGACCCCTCGTCGCACTCCCGAAGAAGGCCGCTCGCCGCCGGACAGGGATGTCCAGCGGTTCCCTGTTGGCCGTGCGCCAGCACCCCGCCCGCACCTTCTTCGTCAGTCACTTTAGATTAAATCCATCCACCGCCTCCGTTCCCTTTGAAATCTCAAATGCCTAAATCTCTCATTCCCTTCCACTCCGCCCTCACCTCACGTCCCTCGGCGTCAGTCGACTCCACGGACACCTCAACCCCAACCGGATCCGAAACGCCGTGGTCAATCGAAGATTTATTTCACCCGCCTCAATCTTTTGCAGGTTCCTGGTTGCGATCTCCGACCGCTCCGCCAGCTCATCCTGTGTCATGCCTCTCCGCAGACGCTCCCGGCGAACGTTCTCGCCGAACACCTTTATCCTCGTCCACTCTTTTTTCCTATGAGGCACTCCATATTAAATCCAGTGTCACCCAAAGTTGTGAACGATACACGTATCGTGAAATGCATTAGCGGTCCGCCATCAAAATTCCCCCCCCGACTACCTTCCTCCACTAAACATTAAAAACTAGGAACCCAAAACTTCCTCTCCCTCGTCCGCCCAGCGGGCTGGGCATTTACGACTCAGATCAAATCTCGCGCAGGGTCACGAACTCGGCGTGGCGGAGGAGGTGGCCGGCGGTCCATTCGGCGAATTTGATCTCGGCTTCGATTTCGGGGCGGAGCCAGATGTAATCGGACATTTCGTCGGCCGTGACGCCTTCGCCCCAGTGGCCGGACCTGGCGGTCGGTAGATTGGCGAAAGGGCAGCTTTTGAGGGCGAGGGGTTGGAGCAGTTTAAGCATGGCGCGCCGGTTGGCGGGGTTGAGGCCTTGGTGGACCTTGCCGGCGAATAGGAGTTTGGGGCCTTCGAACTGCCCGACCAAAAGTAGTTCGAGGCGTTTGCCGTCCAGACGGTACGCGCCAATCACGAAATGTTGCGAGGGTTTTAGTGGGAGTTTGAGCCACTCGTCGCTGCGGCGGTCGGGCTGGTATTTGGAGTCCAGGCGCTTGGCGATGACCCCCTCGAGGCCGTGGGCTTTTACGGCTTGCATGATCTGACTGAGGGTGCCGGGCAGGGATTGGGAAAGGAGCACTCCGGATTTGCCGAGGAGTTTTTGCAGTGGGGCCCGGCGTTCTCGGAGTGGAAGGTCTTTGAGCTCCAGGCCATTCAGGTGCAGGAGGTCGAAAGCGTAGTAGGCCAGGGACCAACTAGGTGGGAGGGACGCGCGGTTTTGGAGCATCTGAAAGGATGGTTTTCCCTGTGCGTCGACCGCTACGGCCTCGCCGTCGAGGATGAGGGAGGTGGCTTTGATTTTGGAAACGGCGCTGGCGATTTTGGCGAATTTGCGGGTGAAGTCGTTTCCGCGGCGGGAATAGAGGCGGACTTTGTCGCCGTCTTTAATGGCTTGGAGGCGGTAGCCGTCGAGTTTGAGTTCATACTCCCATTCGGCGCCCTGGGGCAGGGTGCGCACGAGTTTAGCCAGCATGGGAGCGATGAAGGCTGGAGAGGGCATGGTCCAGTGAATCACCCGGCTGGCGGCGACACAAGCGCGATGGAGCAGGTGTCTACATTCTGTTGGACTGACCCCGCTCGGAGCCTGACCCCGCAGACGGCGCACTGAGCATCGTTGTCTCATCGCTTGGGGCGCATTTATTTGCTGCTTTGAGCACCCACCGGTACCAGTGGATCAACTCTCACGCGGAGATGGCTAAGCTGCATTCACAATTTGGCGGGTCAGTTCAGCACGGTATGGCCTTTGGCCTTAATCCAGACGGTGCCGCGACACCAAGGGCACCGGACAGGGCCCAGTTTTTCCGTGTAGAGGTCGTGATAGCATTCCGGACACTCGGCGCGAATACCCAACAGTCCGCCGCTAGCGCCAACTGTAAACATCTTCTTGCAGTCGGAGCATCTCCGCTTGCCGCCTTTCTTAACCGCGACATCGGCCAGGCAGTGCGGGCACTCCATTAGCGTAAGGCCGTCGGTCTGTGACATGTGGTGGCTTAGACGAAGAAAGCGCTCGCCGCAAACCTGGCATTTCGCCCCCGCCTTACTTTTGATGGGCGTCTTGCGAGTCCCAACCACCGGCGTTCGGCTGAGCGCCTTTGTTTTGGGAGACTGCGTGGTCGCCCAGTTCGGGATTTCTGGTGGTCCCATCTTGATGCCCTCCCAAGCGTGTGGTTGCGACTGTCGGGCTGCGGTCGGCCTTAGAGGAGCTTCATTGGATGGAAGTCGTGCGGTCGTAATCGAGACCTCGCTCGGTTGATTTGTGTGTGACTCCTGGATGGATGCGAGGCACGCGCCTGGATGCTTAGCCGCGATATGGTCCTTGAGACCAGTCTTTCGCTTGCCGCAGTAAGGACACACTGCGGCGATCATTCGCTGTTTGCGTACGTTCTTCGCCTTGCGCTTGCGATGCTTATGGCGTTTGGGATTCTTATGGCTCAGAAACCGTAATGCTTGGGAATTGACCGGCGTTCCACCGTACTTCATCAGAGTGGCGAGTGGATGTGGCATAAGCGGTTTGGTTCGCGACGCCGCGTTTCATGATGATGCGCGGAAAGCGTGAAAACCTCCAGCGCAAAGTCGAGCTGCAACCAAGCTCAGTGGCACAAGAGGACGGTTGGCCGCCGAGTTTGAGTTCATATTCCCATTGTGCCCCCTCCGACGGAGTTCGGACCAAACTGGCCAGCATTGGGGGGACGAATAGGCCAGCTGAGGGCATGACTTTAGTTAATCAGAAACGGCTTTCCTGCCCAGGGGTTTTTCGGCATGAATCGGAGATGGCGAAGAAAAAGAAGAATGCGGCAGCTGTGGCGCTAGGGCGACTGGGTGGGTTGAAGGGGGGAAAAGCACGGGCACGGAAGCTGACCGCCGAGGAGCGGCGCGCGAGCGCACGGAGAGCGGCGGCGGCGCGCTGGTCGAGGAAAAATCGGTGAAAAAAGACGTTGCATATGCGTGAGCGGTCACGCATACTGAGGCTATGAAATTCAGCAAGGGCGAGGTTATCTGCAGGGAAGCTAAGTCATATCCTGAGGGCGCGCTGGTCTGCGATGGTTACGACGAATGGGGGCGAATGCTGGCTCATCCTCTTGGGGGCGGCTTCCAATTGACAGTGCCGGCGCAGGATGAGCCGATTTTCCGGCTGGTAGCAGATGCGGAGAGAGGCTCGGCGCTGTTCCAGAGGGGGCGGTTCGCGCTGGCGGACAGCGATGTGTCGTTCGAGGGGTGGTCGAACGGGCGTCTGTGGAACGGGTGGGAGACTCCGCGATTTGAGTTTACCGTATGCACGGAAATCCTGCGGTCGCTGAGCTACCAAGGGGCACGATTTGAGGCAAGTGCGGACGCATTTGTGAAGGTGAGCGGCGGGGAAGAGGAGACCTGGTCGGCGGAAGAGATCGCGATAACCGACGGCAGCCTAATAAAGGTCTACCCGCTCGGGGCGGGATCCTGGATTTGGGAGGAAGCATGAAATCAAGCGAAGGTCCGATGGTCAAAGCGGGCATGAGAATCTCGTACGATGACGGCCGACCGGGCCACGTCGGCGTGGAAGCGACTGTGCTCGTGGTGGATTCGCGTGGAATGGCGGTGCAGTTCGATGACCGGGCGGATGGGAGCTACATCCTGTTCTCTGACGAGCGGTGGATGGATTACCTTTCGATTGTCGAATGAGTGGCCGAGACAGGTTGAGCAGAGAGCGGCGAAGCTGGAACATGGCCCAAATCAGGGGGAAGGACACCCGACCAGAGCGAACCGTGCGGAGTCTTTTGCACAGGATGGGTTGTCGTTTTCGACTGCATAGGAAGGGCCTGCCTGGGAGGCCTGACATCGTATTGCCGAAGTACCGGACGGTGTTGTTCGTGCACGGGTGTTTCTGGCATCGGCATCGTGGATGCAGGAACTGCACGACACCTACCAATAGGCGGGCGTGGTGGGTGAACAAGCTGGAGGGGAACGCGGCTCGTGATGAGGCCCATCGGAAAGCGCTCAGGAAACTCGGGTGGCGTGTGGTAGTCGTGTGGGAGTGTGAAACTGAAGGCGACGAAAAACTGAGGCGTTGTAGCGCGCGCCTCGCCAAGCTTTTGAGGTAG